GCAGCATCTGTGTTCCCGCCGTTCCCACCGGATTTTGTGTTGCCAGCACAATAAAAGGATCTTCCAGTTTTCTTGTGATGCCATCCACGGTTACCTGTTTTTCTTCCATTGCTTCTAACAGCGCTGACTGCGTTTTACTGGAAGTTCGATTGATTTCATCTGCCAGAAGCAGATTTGTCATAACTGCGCCCGGTTTATACTGCAGCTCTCCGGTTTTCATATCGTAGACAGAAAAACCGACAATATCCGAGGGCATAGTATCCGGCGTAAACTGAATTCGTCTGGTATCCAGCCCCAGCGCCTTTGCAAAAGCAGTTGCCAGTGTGGTCTTTCCCGTTCCCGGTACATCTTCCAGCAATACATGTCCCTGTGCCAGAATCGCAATCAATACCTGATCAATGACCTGGTCTTTTCCTACAATTACTTTTTTTACTTCATTTTGTATCTGTACAATTTTTTCATGCATATCAATTTCCTTCTGTCTGTTCTTCTGCTGCCGATCCATGATCTGAAAAATCAAAGATCCACTGCTGCTTTGTTCTTTGTTTCTGTACGGCTTCCAACGCCAGAAGTGACTGATAGGTTGCCATAATATTTGCTTTTTCATCGCCGCTTTCATGCACATACATGCCATCTTTTCTGCGATACTGATTCAGACCATCCAGCACATTCTGTCCATCTTTTGTAAACTCTGCATCCTCTGCCGGATCTGTTCCAAGTGCACACAGTGCCAATACTACCTGAGCCGACGATTCTGCACTTACCGTACCGGAATTATCAAATCCGGCGGTCTCTGTCATTTGTGCGCTGAGCCAGTTCAGCGCCTGCTCTACCGTATTCTTCACAGACGCATCCTCCTGATAAGGAGCCAGAGCCTGCAGCGCCATCGCGGTGATATCCACATCCCCGCCCAGGCTGTTATCAATGCAAAATGCCCCGGAATCTTTCTGATAAGTCAGCAATTCTTCAATATACTGTTTTCGTAAATCTGCCTGAGGCGTTTCATAATTTTTACTGTCCAGCAGTAAAAGTGCATAAATCAGTCCATTTGCCCCCTGAAGCCCCGGAGAACCTCCCGGAAAATTCCAGGTTCCGTCTGCGACCAGATTAATCTGCGCTCCGTTTCCGGTAATGTTGGTCGGATCTTTGCCCAATGCCAGGACGGTTAACGCCGACCGATGATACTCTGTCGCTTTCACATCACTTAAATATCCTCTTTTGGAATATTGTGATTCCATCGTCTTTTCCAGCTCTGTCAGATATTTTTCATCCTTCTTCCCTGCGAGCGCACATACCAACGCCGTCCAGTCCGCCGTCGGAGAACCAGTCGTAATGCCTTCCTCCTGCTGCAAAGCATCCTGCAGCGCGTCCGCTGTCTGTGTGATCATCTGATCCAGTGATTGTGCAGATGTCCCATTGGTCTGTCCGCAGGCAGCTGCGCCCACGATAAGCAACAGCGTCAATAGTATGGCTGTCAGCCTTTTTCCTATATTTCTCATTCTGTTTCAACCCTTTTTCTATTCTTCTGGTGCAGAGGTGTCCGGATTTTCCCCGGAACCACCTCCTCCGGTTGCCGGCAAAATATCTCGCTTTGTTTCCCCACACTTGCTGCAGGTATACTCAATATAGCCGTCCGTATCAGGACCAGGCTCAATCCTTGCGGTCTCCTGATAATCATGTCCAAGCTCTTTCACCTGCCCATCGACCCACTGCGCACAGTAACTGGATAATGTGCCCTCTGATGAGGAGGTTCCTCCGACATCTTTTCCATATGCCAGTGTAAAACGCAGCGAAATTGTTTCTCCACCATTTAATGTCCATGCTGACATTGCTTTTCCCGGGCATAGACTGCCATTGATGAAATACATCCAGCCGGATCCTCTGGTAAAATCAAATTCTCCAAGTTCATCCCGTGAGCCTGATGACGTAAATGTAATACCATCTCTTTCCAGAAGCCCCTTTAACCTGTCTCCAATATGGCAGCCGCGGAAGGCATCTGCCCTGCTGATACTTCCAAGATAAAATTCACTGGAATCAGAACCATTAGAACGATAGCTGTAGCCATATTCATCCAGCATTTTTAACACCACGCTGGCTGCAGTATCTCCGGCCTGCAGGTCTATATCTCCTTCATCCACAATGCCGCATTCCACAGTAGTGGCATCAATCATCACATGGACACTTCCAAGGTTTTCTCCGTCATTATGGAACTGATAACGGAACAGGTATTCGATATATCTGGAATTTCCGTCAGCATCCCACGCCAGCACACTGACTTTGTGATTTTCATAATCACCGACTTTTGGTCGTTCAAACTTCAAAACATATTCAAAAATCCCATTTCCCGTCGGATTTGTCACCGGCTGTCCGTCCAGCATGACCTGAATGGAATCGGAGTAGATCCGTTTTCCTTCCCACGTTTTGGCACTGACAGTAAAGGTAAACTCTGACGTATTGATATCCCCGCTCCAACCATCCAGATTCGTTTCGATCACAGGTGGATGTTCCCCGATCTCCGGGGTGGATGCATCTGCCTTTTCTGCCTGATAAGTCAGAACGATTCTTGACCAGTTTCTGTTTCCTTCTTTATCCGTGTAATAAATCGTGATGTAATTTTTTCCAAGTTTTAATTTTGTTTCATAATTCCGATCATCCTCTGACTGCAGCCAGGTTCCGTTTCCACTTTCTTTTTCATGGCGGTAATTCACCTTGATATTTGCCGCAACCCTTGTATCGGAATAATAAACATAAAAATCAAGTGTATCATCTGAAAGTTCCGAAGTCGTTATGATTCTGCTGTACAGATCCGTGATCAGACTTTCTTCTGTCTCACCAGGATTGTCACCATTTCCAGGCTGATCTGTATTTTGTCCCCCGTTGTCTTCCGGTAGTTTTCCGGAATCATCACTTCCAGGATTGCTGCTGTCCGGATTTCCATTCTGTCCGGTATTTCCATCTGCCCCCTGGGAATTTTGGTGATCTCCGGTCGAAGATCCATCCGAAGAAGTGGAATCTGACTGCTGTAATTTGATTAAATCTCAATCAATGGAGTTATGGGATGATGGTTCATCTGTAGAGGGCTATGAGGACGAAAATGGAATTTTTCATTTTACCAAATTTTCATTCAGAGCTGCTTGTATCTTAGGAAAAGATTATGAGCCAGCAATGATTAATTCAACTGTTGAAGTTCAATTCACTATTAGTGATTTTATTAAGAATATCCAGAGTGAATTAAACGATAAATTTACAACTTTCACCAGATTGGTGAATGAGAAAAATACTAAAGGAGGTATTGGAACTATGCCAAATACAGACTTCACACAGACTGTTATGGAACAGTTTGCAGATATTTCCACTATGGTTAGTCAGGCTGAGACTATGAAGGATAGATGGGGGGATGAAGTACCTCGCTATTACCTCAGAGATATTCAGGATAACGAAGTAATTGTTGTTGATAGAGCAAACAATTATCAGTTTTATGGCTTCCCATTCACTATGAGTGGTGATAAGGCAACAATTGACTTTACCAAAGGAAATAGAAAGAAAACACAGTATGTCAATTATGAAGAAGGAGAGGTTGTTCCTGAAGGAAGCTTTGATTTTGGAACACACATTTCTGAAATTGAGAATGTTGCATACTCAAAAGTTACAGATGCAGAAGCAAAGGTAACAACTGCTGAGACAGCAAAGGCTGAAGCAGAGACAAATTATAGTCAGGTAAAAGCTGATTATGATGAATTAAAGCCGAAGTATGATGAGTTTGTTCGTGCAGAACAGGCTAGAATTGACGATGAAATTGATAAAAAGAAAGATGCGGAATTTGCACGTTATGAAGCAGCTCTTTCTGGAGATACAGAATTTGAATCTCTGAAAACTTCAAAGGCAGATATGTCTTTAGAGGATATTGAAGGAAAATGTGCAATCTTATATGCAAGAAAGAGTCTTGCACAGACAAATTACACAAAGTCTAACTCACAGGGCTTAACTGTTGGTGTTATGGATGATACAACTGGTGACGAAGGATATGTTTCTACAAAATACGGAAACATCCCTGTAAGTAGACGATAAAATCAAGGAGGTAATTGAATATGGCTATTTATACAGTATTTGAATCATTATTGTAATGGCAAATAGTTCAATTATTAAAAAGGCAAAAAATAAAATCATCAAGGAATTTATTAAAGATAAGGATATTGTGCAAGCTATTAACAGCTCTGAAGTTACATCCCCTGAGAAACTAAAGGGAACACATATATTTGATTATCACCAGAATCCAAATACAATCAATACTGTTCAAACTTTTATTACTGTCCAAGTACATATTCCACAATCTTATACTGAAAAAGTATATATATATCCTACTATTGAGATTTGGATTATTTCACATGAAAGACATATGGTTGTAGATAATATTCCAAAGATTACTGAAAACAGGAATGATTATTTGTCTGAGCTTATTGACGCAAAGTTAAATGGTCGTTCTGATTTTGGTATTGGTAAATTACAATTAGCTTCTAATGTGGAAGGTTCATATCAACAGGATTATGTTTACAGAAAAATGGTATTCACTACCAAAGATGTAAATGATTCTTTGTGTGACAAAGATGATTGAGAGGTGTGAATATGTTTGAACTGGATGAATTAAAAATATATCGGGGTAGTGATATACAAATCACACCTAAAATAATTATTACCCAACCCACTCTTGACCAGATTGAAAGGTTTGGTGAAAGAAAATATTTCAGTGCGGTTCATACGCTTGTTAGTGTCGGAGCTGATATGAAATGGCAGTTATGGGATATGGGTCAGGATTATACTAAAATCAATGATTATGATTTGTTCATAAAATTGCTTTGGCAAATGGTGTCAAGTAAGAAATTGATATATAAAGAATTGACAGAACATCCTGAGAAATATCAGGATGAATTATCTTCTATTTCGGAAGAAGATTTACAAGATATGCTAGTTAATCCTTTGGAGTTAGTTTTAAAGGATATTGATTTGGCAGATTTTCGTCAATGTAAATTAAAAGATAGTGATGAGTCAATTCTGTATAATCCGCAAAGTGACATTACAATCGACAGATGTATATATGCTCAGATTGTTGATGTAGTTAGACAAATTCATGGTTTCAAAAGAAATAATCAGAAACCAGCAAATGAACGCACAAAAATGGATTTGATTGAAGATGCAAGAGATGAAGCTTTTGCAGCTATGCAAAGACCTTATAAAAGTGTCTTAAAGCCTTTGGTATCTTCATTAACTGTTAAGTGTAATCAATGCGGTGATGATAGAATTTGGAACATGAAGATAAATATGTTTTTTGACAACATAAAAAGAGTTAATAAAATTCAGGATGCAGAGCTACTTTTGCAAGGTGCATATTCTGGATTTGCCAGTCTAAAAGGAATCGACAAGTCTCGATTAGATTGGACTGGGGATATTTGAACCTAAATAGGTTCTATTTTTTTTTGCAAAAATTTAGTAAATGGAGGAAAACGAAATGGCTGATATGTTTAATAAAAATGAGCTGATTCTTGACAGAGTGCGTTCTTTAGTTGCACATGACCTTTCAACAGGAGAATTACTTTTTAGATTAACTTCCCTTGAAGAGCCTTCTCTTCAGTGTACTGCCGAGGGTGAGGAAGTTACTGATGCTATTGGTGCAGTAATCACAACTTTATATCGTGCAAAGAAAGCTACTTTCTCTGCTACAAACTCTTTGATTTCACTTGACCTTGCTGCTGCTCAGTATGGTGCTGCAAAGAAAGTTGGTGGAAAAGATGGAGTGAAAATCGTTGATTATACTTATGAAATTCTTACAGTTAAGGATGGAAAGGTAACTTTGAAACATACCCCAATTAAAACAGATACGGTTTCAACATTAAAATATGTTTATGCTATTGTGTCTGGTGAAATTGGAACAACTTATGTTGCTGGTACAAAAGACCCTCGAAAAGATACAGCGGAGTCTGGTGGAGATATTACAACTTTCTTAATTGCTGATGGTACTGAAGGAGATGTGGGTCATGCAGTAATTACCCTTCCAAAATCAGTATCAGATGGTGATAAGGTATATGTTGAGTATCAGTATGAAACAGAACAGGCAATTGAAATTGTCAATAAGGCTTCTGAATTTCCGAAAGCTTGTAGCCTTGTTATTTACGCTTACTTCAGAGATAAGTGTGATGAAAATACTGTATATTCTGGAAAGATTATTTGTCCTAGAGCAAAACTTAATCCAGAACAGGTTGAACTTGCTCTTACCTCAACAGGTAAACACGCATTTGAGTTTACTATGATGAAAGATTACTGTTCAGATGAAGGTGAAGATAAGCTCTTTACAATCATTGTTGCACAGGATTAATTTTTCACAAAAGATAGGGTGTAGTGATTTTGCTCCTATGAAGAAGTAAAAAATGCTGAAGCAATACGTGTGTCAAACGAGAATACACGTATTTCAAATGAAAATCAAAGAATAGAGAATGAAACAAATAGACAGGTATCTACTGCTGCTGCTATTCAGGCTTGCAAAGACCAAACACAGGAATGTGAAAAGGCTACCTCTGAAACATTAAAAGCAAAAGAAACTGTCGATGGTTTGTTATATGACATTGATGGTGGCAATGCTTATACAAATCCTGATTATATGTTCCAGATTGATGGTGGAAATTGTGAAAATAATAATGGATAAAGGAAGGTGAAAATATGGCTTGTGTTAGTATTAGAATCCGTAGAGACACAAAAGCTAATTGGGAAAAGGTAAATCCTGTTCTTAAAGAAGGCGAAATGTCATTTTGTACAGACAAATTTATGATTAAATTTGGTGATGGAAAAACCAAATGGAAAGATTTAACTTGTGTTATTGATATTAATGCTCTACAGACAACAATTGAAAAATACGATTTGAATATAAAACAGTTGACCGAATTGGTTGAATATGTTGAATCTACAACAAATACTCAGTTGCAACAGGTTCAGGATGCTATTGCTGCGGTAAATGGTATTATTGCAGACAAAATAGGTATTAACGATGTGGAGTCAAGTGCAAGCACTACTTACTCTTCTGCTTATCTTGAAAGAGTATTTGAAAGATTAAAAAAGGATAGCGGATATTTAAAGATTGTTGACACTATCGAAGAACGTGATGCTATTTTAGAGTCTGATAGAAGAATTGGTATGCTGGTTGTTGTTACAGATGATGAGGATTCAAATAACAATAAAACATATCAGTTAATTGGCACTATTGATAATACTGGATGGGAAATTTTCTCTAGTGGTTCAGGTGGTGGTGGAAGTAATGTTCCAGAACTTTCTTACACTTCTGATTTCCCACAAGGAAAGAAAATTTATTATAGCGTTGGTGACAATGCAATTATTTTTGTTCGTTTTACATCTACAACTTATGGTGATTGTACACTGAGAGTTTATAAAGATAATGTTTTGCTTAAAACAATTACTTCTCCTAAAGGTACAATTGCTATTGATTTGGGAACTCTGACTACAGAAGGAACTTCTACATATAGAATTAGTGGTGCAGATTATCTTGGAATTGCTGCTCCAGAAGATTTGTTATTTACAGTGGTTTGCGGTGGTTTAACATTAACAAGTACATTTGGTTCTATCATAAATAATACAGTTTTTGAGGAAACAACTGCTATTAGTGTACCATATTCTGTAAAGTGTAGTGATACTTCTCAGGTTGTAAAAATCCTATGCCGTATTATGAAGGATGATGGCACTTCTTCTCAAGAAATTATCAATACAGGTAGTTATGCAAAAACAGGAACTTGGTATGTTGGATTAAAGAAACGTGGAACATATACAATTACTTTACAGGCATATACAGGAACAAGTATTGATGATGCTTCTGGAAATACATTGGTTTCTTCAGCATTATCATATTCTATCAATGTTTTGTCAAATGGAGAAATTTCTATTGTATCAGAGTTAGACCCGAATGGAATCAATACAAATATGTATCTTAGTATTCCTTATCGTGTAAGTGGTAAAAATACTTCATTATTATTAATGAAAGGTACATTATACAAGGTTTCAAACTATGGTGCTTCTAATGAAACTTTGACTGAATATGCAAAAACACCTGACGCTGGTGTACAATCTACTGTTGGTGTTACATCATATTGGTTTGTTGGTAAGCTTGCTGCTGGTACATATAAATATTCTATGAAGTCATATACTTTGGATAGTCAGAAATCATCTGTAGATACTGCCGAGGGATATTTTACAGTTGAAGCAGCTAGTTATGACGGTGTTACTCCTGTTATGGAGAATCTGATTGCGTGGTTTGATGCAAATGATATGAGAAATAATGTCGAAAATCCAGACCAGTGGAATAACAAAGTTTCGGAATATTCACAGTATCAAATCAAACTGCATGATTTAAACTATAATACAAATGGTTGGAAACACGTAGATGAATCATTGAGTGATTCTGAATCTGGCGAAATGATGTTGAAGTTTACTGGTAATTCTTATGGTGAAATGATAAATAAGAATACTGGCGAAAGATATTGCCCTTTAGCTGGATTTAATGATGGTACTGAAGGATATTCTCTTGAGCTTGTTTTTAGAACAAGATGTGTAGGAGAAATGAAAGCAAGAGTTGTCACTTGTCAGAAAGGTATTGATACAAACACCGCTGGTTTTTCAGTAACACATGAAGATTTATATATTGGTTCATCTTCTCAGAATACAAATCTTGGTTTTGCTGAAGATGAGTGGGTACACGCTACATTTGTTATTGATAGAAATATTCGTAGTCTTGAAAAGGTTGGTTTGACAAATATTGAAAATATGAACCCAATTCCTACTATGAGAATTTATATCAATGGTGTTTTATGTTCTGTTACTGCATTAACAAATGATAAGTTCTTGGATTCTTTAGGAAATGCTTATCCACTGATGTTAAATGCATCATTGGTTCAAAACATCCCATCATATTTTGGTGAATGTGAAATTAAAATGATTAGACTTTACAATCATTATTTGGATTCTAGTCAGGTTCTTCAGAACTATATTTCATCTATCTATGATTTAACAGAACAAAATGCATTAAAAGAGAAAAATGATATAACAACCAATAAGCTTCCAGTTATTACATTCAAAAGAAAAAATATCGAAAATAACAGTAATTTTGAGGTTCTTAATTCTATCACTGACAAAGCAACATCAAATAAAACATATGTTGAATGTGTAGTTGAAATTCAGAATCCAGATGGAACAATTACTGTATGGGAAAATGTCTCTGTATTTCTTCAGGGTACTTCTTCTTTGCAATATCCAGTTAAGAATTATAAATTAAAATTATATTCTGATGAAGCTCATAGTTCTAAATTAAAAGTAAAGATGAGAGATGATTGGGAAAAAGAAAATACATTTACTCTTAAATGCGATTATATGGAAAGCTCCCATCTTAATAACACACCTACAGCAAAATTCTATAATGATTTGATTACTATTTTAGGTGGTCAGAGTCCAGCAAAAGCAAATGGTTATAAAGATGCGATTGATGGATTTCCAGTTATTGTTTATTATACAGATGATGAAAAGGATACATCAAAATTAACTCTTGTCGGTTCATATATGTTCAATATTGATAAAAAGGGAAAGACATTGGGATTTGATGTAAAAGTAACAGATTCAAATGGACAACAATTTACTGACGAAGAAGGTAATCCAATTAAGAACAAATGTCAAAGCTTTGAAGGAACAGCAAACGCTTCTGATACTGCTGGTTGTTTTTATAAGCTGAGTGAATCAATTAGAAACGTATATAATTATTATGTAGAAGATTGTTATGAAGAAGCGTATGTGGCATATCTAAAATCACATGGACTTTCTGCAAGTGCATTTTCTATGGAAGATTTTAAAGCAACTTCTGAAGGAAAAGCTGTCACTTATAAAACATTTGAGGAATTTCAGGCAAGTTATAGTGAATATGATTATGTTAGTGCCGATTTTGAAGCAAGATATGATTATTCAGAGTTGGAAGATAAAGAAAATCCAACAGAACATGATTTAGAACTGGGTTATGGTGCATTAAGAGATATGATTAATGGTGTTTCTGATGCAGTAAATAATAATACCTTTAAAGAATATTTCACAGAGCATTTTGACTTTACATATGCTGCTGCTTATTATTTGCAAATGGTGGTGTTTGGTCAAGTAGATAATGCTGGTAAAAACTCAATGTGGGATACATGGGATGGTAAGAAATGGTATGTGCGTCCTTACGATATGGATACACAGGCTGGTTTAGCAAATACTGGTACTGAAAGTATCGGTGTTGATGCAGAAATGATTCCAGCTCTCTCTCCTACTGTTGCTACAGGTACATTTGCTGATTATTCAACAAATAGTCTGACAGAATTGAGATATGCTTCTTACAATACCAAAACTTCAAAATTCTGGAATACTTTTGCTAAAGAATATAGTGAAGAGTTGAAAAAGCTTTATCAGAATTTAAGAAAATCGGTTTATGATGTGGATTATATTATGACATACTATAAAGCTTGTACAACTGATTTAATCGGTGAGATTTTCTATAATAAAGATATGGCTGCAAAATATCTTACACAAACTTCCGCTACTAATACAGAATATTTGAAAATGTTACATGGAAACAGACTTCAGAGATTCAAACAATGGATTACTCAACGTCTTGATTTCTGCGATACTATTTTTGATTATAGATATTCTGAAGATAATACCAACTCTATCAATGGAGAAATTTCATTGCGTTCTGATGCTTACTTACTAACAGGTAATACAGGAGAATCACAGGATGAAGCAAGCACTTTAAAAGCATATATTGGTATATTAACATATACTCCTCAGTATGTGACTATTAGTGTTGGTTCTGGTCGTGATGCCATTATTACTGCTTATGTATCACAGGATTCAACTTATATTGACCCTGATACAAAACGAGAGGTACAAGGTACGTTATTTACATTTCCTGTAAAAGCAACCGATAAGGAAATTACCATTAGTGCTGCTGGAGGTATTCAATTACTCAATAAACTTGAGGATTTGAATATTCGTGATTTGACTATTGCAAATGCTACAAAGATTTTGAAGCTTGATTTGTCTGGTTCATCTCGTATGAACAGATTAATTTTCATTTACTATTCCTACAGGATTATTTGATGGATGTATTTCTTTAAAAGATACCTCATATCTGTTTTGTAATTGTGCATTACTTCAGGGTTCTATTCCTGTATCCTTATTTAATTCATGTAGAGAGACATTGGAAGATGTTTCTTAT